ACCGGATGGCCGCGATTTTTTGGTGTCCCGACCCGCGCGCGCCCATTGCGCTGCTTTCTGACGATGGTGGTCCCATGTGTCGCAATTGTTTCGCGTGAAAGCTTATTTATTTCAAAATACTTCGCAGCCAAGTTTGGTAAAGTTGTATATATTGTGTATAGATTGTTGACTGACATTTGCCTTTAATTCAAAATGTCTAAGCGGGCTGCCCCCTCGTGGCGCTCTATGGCGGGTATCTCAAAGGTTAGCCGCTCACTTAATTTCTCGCCTCGTGGAGGTATTAATCCCAAATTTGATAGGGCCTCAGCGTGGGTCAATCGACCCATGTACAGGAAGCCCAGGATATATCGGACTATTCGAAGCCCTGATGTCCCTAAAGGGTGTGAGGGGCCTTGTAAGGTCCAATCATTTGAACAGCGCCACGATATCTCCCATACCGGGAAGGTGCTGTGTATATCTGATGTGACACGGGGCAGTGGTATTACCCACCGTGTCGGTAAGCGTTTTTGCGTGAAGTCCGTTTATATTTTAGGCAAGGTATGGATGGACGAGAACATCAAGTTGAAGAACCATACGAACAGCGTCATGTTCTGGTTGGTTAGAGACAGGAGACCCTATGGCACGCCGATGGATTTTGGACAGGTGTTCAACCTGTTTGATAATGAGCCCAGTACTGCGACTGTGAAGAACGATCTCCGGGATCGTTTCCAAGTGATGCACAGATTCCACACTAAGGTGACGGGTGGACAGTATGCGAGCAACGAGCAGGCTCTTGTCCGGCGATTTTGGAAGGTCAACACCCATGTTGTGTACAACCATCAGGAAGCTGCGAAGTATGAGAACCACACGGAGAACGCCCTCTTATTGTATATGGCATGTACTCATGCATCTAACCCTGTGTATGCAACCCTTAAGATCCGGATCTATTTCTACGATTCGGTATCGAATTAATAAAGTTTGAATTTTATTGAATGATCTTCGAGTACAGATGTTACATATGGTCTGTGTGTTGCGAAACGAACAGCTCTAATTACATTATTAATGGATATAACGCCCAAACTATCTAAATAAAACATGATGAAATGTCTAAATCTATCTAAATATGTCGTCCCAGAAGCTGTCACTGAAGTCGTCCAGACTTGGAAGTTCAGGTATGCCTTGTGGAGATCCAACGCTCTCCTGAGGTTGTGGTTGAACCGTATCTGGATGTGGTAGACTCTGGTCGTGGTGTAGAGTGGGTCTTCGACTCGGTATATCTTGAAATATAGGGGATTTGGTACTTCCCAGATATACACGCCATTCTCCGCTTGAGGTGCAGTGATGAGTTCCCCTGTGCGTGAATCCATGACCGACGCAGTTGATGTGGACGTATACTGAGCACCCGCAGTTGAGGTCTATTCGTCTACGTCGAATTGCCCTGCGCTTGGCTGCTCTGTGTTGAGCTTTGATAGAGGGGGGATTCGAGGAAGACGAACCTCGCATTCTTGAGAGTCCAATTTCTTAGGGATGCGTTTTCCTCTTTGTCGAGGAAATATTTATAGCTGGCTCCTTCGCCAGGATTGCAGAGCACGATTGATGGTATACCTCCTTTAATTTGAACTGGCTTTCCGTATTTGCAGTTTGTCTGCCAGTTGCTTTGGGCCCCAATTAATTCTTTCCAGTGCTTTAACTTTAAATAATGAGGAGGGATGTCATCAATGACGTTGTACTCTGCATTATTGTTGTAAACCCTAGAATTCAAATCAATGTGGCCGCTGATATAATTGTGGACCCCCAATGCTATGGCCCACATCGTCTTCCCCGTCCTCGAATCCCCCTCAATAATTAAACTAATAGGTCTCTCCGGCCGCGCAGCGGAACCCCTTCCAAAATAGTCATCTGCCCATTCCTGCATCTCCGCGGGAACGTTAGTGAACGATGAGAGGGGAAACGGAGGAACCCTCGGTTCAGGAGCTTTTTGGAAGAGACGTTCAATGTTAGCCTTTACGTTATGATAACTTACAACGAACGTCTTGGGGTCTCCTGCTCTGATAATCTCCAGAGCCTCTCCTGCACTAGCTGCATTAACTGCGTTGTGGTAGACGTCGTCTTTATTGGCCTTCGTACCCCCAGACACCTTGTATTGTCCGGATTCACAATAATCACCCTCTTTGGTGATGTAATTCTTGACGGCGTTGGTGTCCTTGGCTGCCTGAATATTTGGGTGAAAAGTGGCAGACCTTCTGGGGTGAGTGAGGTCGAAAAATCTAACATCCTTGATGTTAGACTTTCCTGAGAGTTGTATAAGACAATGGAGGTGGGGGAATCCGTCGGAGTGTTCCTCCCTGGCGACTCGTATATATGTGGGTTTGACGATTGACCATGGAAGGGATTGAAGCATTTGAAGAGCTTCATCTTTTGGTATATCGCATTGGGGATATGTGAGGAATATATTTTTGGCAGCAAGCCTAAATTGATTAGGGTTTCGTGGCATTTTGGTAAATATAGGGCAGGACACCAGCAATGGCTCTCAACTTCTATGCAATGTGTTGGTGTCCTGGTGTCCCATTTATACTAAAACCCTCTAGGACACTGGGGGGCACGTGGCGGCCATCCGTTTAATATT